TATATTACCCATTTTACAGAAAGGAAAATCATTATGGATGAAAAAATCACAACATCGGCGACTGAGAATGCCGAAAGCACAGCTCAGGCGGAACAGGCAGCTGCCACAACTCAGAGCGGTGCACAGGACGGCACTGCCACGGAAGCTGTTACGCAGTCCGAACCGCAGTTTGAAGCAAGGTCAGAATCCGAGCATTCGGGAAGTTCCGGAGCAGGAACAGTAGACGGCGAAAAGTCAGACACTTCCGGCAATCCCGACGAAAAATCTGAATCGTCGAAAGAAAACAGCGAAAAGAAAATC